CGTGAAAGGCTTGAATCCGATGTAGTCGATGCGCCTGTTCCGTGGTGTTCCAAGGTCGAAGTTAACCTCGCTAGCCCAATAGCTCACGCGATTCCTCAACCTCTTCTCCACCAGCTTGGACAGCATGGCGGTGGTCTCAGCCCTGCTCATTTCTTCCTCCTGAAGCACTTGTATTCACCGTGATGGAACAGGAACAGGTGAAGTCTCCACACCTTGACTGCCAACAATCCCTTGAGCGTGATCGCATACCCGCCATGGACACGCTTCATGAGCTTCCTATCGGCCAATGATTCAAGCTTTCGGGGAACCTCTTGGTTCCCCACTTGCTGGCTCCAGATGCGGCTCATTCCCTCAGCGATATACAGGCAACACATGTCCTTGTCGTATCGGCTAATCATCATTAGCCTCCCTCTCAAGGATGTAGACGTTCGTCGCTGCGACGGCGTTATCACGCAATTCCGTTGGCGGCATGGTATCCACCCGCAGAATCTGCCAACCCTCGTTCAGCAACTCTTCAAACGCACCCATATTCATCAAGGTGCGTTTACAGCCGTAATCACTCCAAAAAAGTGGGCAAACCTTGTACCGTTTACTCATTTCGCGTCCTCGTTTTGATTTGGCACTTCGGACGGCATGGAGCCGGTGTAGCCGAGCATGGAACGGCAAAGCTCTAGCATTTCATGGAATGCGTTAACTTGGCCGTCATAGAAGTCTCGGTCGCTCTTTCTGCGGACATCGAATCTGGAAAGTCCGGCTTCATGACAGCGACTTTTCGCCCAGTCGATGATCTCGTTGAGCGTCTTGTCTTTCTCGGTCACGTTCGTAGCCATGGCTAGTGTTCCTCTTCTTCGATTCGGATGGTGATGTGGTAGACGCCTTTTTCGACGCTTGGCTCGCCTAGCCGGTAGTCCGGGCCAAGCACATAGTCGGCGTTGTCGTCGGGCCAGTAGCCTGACTGGGTGATGCCGTCGAGTATCGCCTTGACCATGGGAGCAGCGTTCTCGGGGTCGAATCTGCCATGTGTCAATGGGTGGATGATGGCGGTCACATGCACCGGCCAATGCTCGGGCTTTTGGAGCTTGCCACTGTTGATGAGATTGAGGAAGGTGAGCAGGCTCATCGTCTTGACCAGCTTCTTCCTCCGGTATGGCACCGCCCAGCTACGGCTTCGACGGTTCTGTGTCCACCACAGTGGCTTGCTGATGGCGAGGTCAATGTCATGCCGCATGGTCGGCCTCCTGTTCTTCGGCTTCGATTTCACATTCGGGTCATGGATGGTGCGCGCCGGATACAGCGCGCACCCATGCTTGGGACATACCGGTTCAACGTCCGGTGGCTCCAACCATTCGCGCATCAGAAGTCAGGCTCTCCGGCTGGCGCGCCCCACGGATCATCGGCAGGAGCCTGCGACTGCTGTTGTGCCTGCTGCGGCTGCTGATAGCCGCCGCCATTGGCGTTGCCTTGGTATCCGCCTGACTGCATCTTCTGCACCTGCGCCGTCGCATACTTGAGCGACGGTCCGATCTCGTCAACCTGCAACTCGATCACAGTGCGGTTGGAGCCGTCCTGCGCCTGATAGGAGCGCTGCTGCAAACGGCCCTGCGCGATCACACGCATGCCCTTGCTCAGGCTCTGCGCGCAATGAGTGGCAAGGTCACGCCAGGCGGAACAGCGCAGGAACAGCGCGTCCCCGTCAACCCACTGGTTCGACTGCTTGTCGAACACTCTCGGCGTGGCCGCGATGCTGAAATTCGCCACCGTGGAACCATTACGGGTCGTGCGCATCTCAGGATCTGCGGTGAGGTTGCCCACCACGGTGATTACGGTTTCTCCGGCCATCACTCACCATCCTTTGCTTCCGAATCGGCCTCAGTGTCGGTGTCCATGACCTCGGCGGTCACGTCATCAGTCGAATCGGTGATTACCGGCTGGAACACGTCGCTGTAATCCGGTGTGGTCTCGTCCACGCTCGCGGCCTTCTTCGCCTCGATGTTGACCGGCAGATATTTGAAACTGCGGCGGATGATGGTCTTCTTCGCCATCTCCACGAAGTTCTTCACCCACGGGCCGGTGATCTGACGGCTGCGATTACGTGGCGCGTACTTCTCGCGGTATTCGAGCAGGTCGCGTTTCGACATGTAGTCGGCGTATCGTCCGCCATTCGGCAGCTGGACGGAGAGGTACACGAATTTCAGCTTGTCCTCGCTGTGGTCGGCGTCCACGTTCACCTCGTCCGGGCATTCGATGGTCGGCACGCCATTTTCGTCAAGCTTGAGCTTGATGTTGTCATCCTCGTAGACGGCTCTCGGCTGCGCGTAGATTCCACTGTTCTCCAACAGTTTCAGCATGCCCTTGTAGCCGATGACGAACGTGGCCTGCTTCTCCCCCGTGGCATAGTTCTTGTTGCCATAGGGCAGGATGTACGCCTGTCCCAATCCATCCACGTCGGATGGGCGCAAGCCAAGTGCCGCGCACTGCATGAAGCAGGAAAGGACGCTGACCGGCGTGCAGTCGGCCAATGCGGGAGTGCGGTTGATGCTGCTGATGCACATCTGCAACAGCGCCTCGCTGTCGAGGTTGCCGCCGATGACACGCGCGATCTGCGGCCACGAATGCTCCACAAGCTGCTTGAGCTTGCCCTTCGGATTGAGTGGCTGTAACTGCTGTCCCTGCGCCTGCTGTGCGATTGCTCCCATTTTTTATTGCTCCTTTTCTTCGATGGTTTTGAGCGCGAATTTGCGGTAGGTGGTGGCTTTGACGGTGTATTCCTTGCGGGTCATCGGCTTGTAGGTGGCCTGCAAATTCCCGCACTTGATGCCGGTGTGCGAGCCGATGCGCAGAATGATCTGCTCCTGCAATTCCTTCTGAGCGGACTTCATGTCATTCAGCATTCCGGTGGCGCTCTCGTATCTTGCGAGCAGGTCGTACAGGTCGTCATCGTCGCTTTCGTCCACAATGTCCGACGTAGGTTCCGGGAACGCCTTCTGCACGTCACCGCCGGTCAACTGCGGTGGAGTGCCGGTGGTGACGAAATGCCAGAAGTCGGCTGCGGCCTTGTCGATCGCGGCCATGTCCTCCACGTCGGCCTTGAACGGTATCTCTACCGGCTCGTCGTCTCCGATGGCCGCGTACACGTAGCCACACGTCCATCCAGTGACGAGCGCATAGAACTCGACTTGTGCGAGATAGTAAGGCGGAATTCGGAGGTTGCCGTCCTCGTCATGCCAGTCCCCCGCTCGACGGCTGCTCGCCGTCTTGATTTCGAGGATCCCAAAATCGCCGTTCTCTTTCTGCAGGATGCCGTCAAGGGAAGCGCGCAGGTACGGCTTTTCGCGGCTGATGAACTGCTTGTCGGTGCCGTCCGTGACGAGCATTTCCGGATGATTCGAGCGGAAACGCTTACGAAGCTCGTTCTCCAACGCGTTGCCTTTGATGACAGCCCACTTGTCGGAGATGTCCTCCGGTTCCACGCGTCCGGTCTTCTCAAGCCACAGATCGTAAGGCGTTTTGAAAGCGTTAAGGCCGAGGATCGTGCTCATGTCGGAACCGCCCACGCCAGCCTTCCTGCTTTTCAGCCATGCGAGATGCCGTTCCGTTTTCTTGCACTGCTGGAACCGTTCGACCGTGTAGCGTTCCGTGTCCTTGAGTGGGATGCGCTTCATTCTCAGGCTCCCTGCTGGTTGCTTGGCTTGTTTATGTCTGCTTTGATGATGTCGGCGTCGAAATAATCGACCAGGAGATTGGCGATATCCAACGCGGACGTCCTGAGCTTGATGGTTTCCGCCAGGGACTCTGGCTTGATGGTGAAAACGCCACTTTCGCTATCGAATTTGAGCTTCATTTTGCGTCCTTGCTGTAGTTGGCTTTCAAGTCCATGAGTTCGCCGTTGAGGAGTTTCGTGGCGAATCCGTAGACGACTTTGTCGTTGGTCTGGAATGCGGTTCGTTGCAATGCGCTGATGGCGTCGAAAATGCCGACCAAGGCGTTTGCGATGATGATGCGCGGCTCTTCCGGCTTGGCTTCCGGCTTCTGTTCCTGGACTGTGGTAGCCATGATGGGCTCCTTCTTGTTCGATGGTTTGGTTTGCGATGCGGTAGCGTCCCGTTTTCGGGTCTTTGCTGATGCGGCCTTCCTTCGCGAGGGCGAGCACATGGTTGGCCACGGTGCTTTTGCTCATGTGCATTGCGTCCGCGATTTTCTGGATGGTCGGCACGCGGCCCGAATCGCAGAAACTGGCGATGGTGTCGTAGACGGCCTGCCGTATTTCGGGATGCCGATTCGCGCTGGTAGCCTTCAATTTCAGCTTCTCCGGCTCCTCCGGCGCAGATAGCGCCTGATAGCCGGCCAGAGTATCCTCATGCGGCTTCTCCGGCTCTGGCGGTAGGTCTTGCTTGACAAGTCCGACCTTGCGCAAGGCTCGCATTTCGTCACGGCTCAATCCGGCTTCTCCGGACTCGTCGTAAATGCTTTTGAGCTCTCGAAGCTCGTCGGAGGCATATTCGTGTTTCAATGGGTTCCTTTCCTGAGTCTTTCGATCAGATGACGGTTTTGTCTGATGAATTCGTCCACGTCGATGCCCTGCTCCGTCAAAGTCGGGCGTATGTAGCTGCCGACCATGAAGCCTCGCGGCTCATACCGGCCGGTCTGACGGCTTCCAGGCACGAAGTAGTGGCCATCATTGTGGGGTTTCATCTCGCTATCGTCCTCGTGTACTGGTGTGCTGTGGCCCAACGCTCGGCCACGTCACGCGGATAACGCACTTCACGCCTGTCCTGCTTGCCTTCCGGCGGCTCGTCACCAATCTTCAAATATTTCGGCCCTTTGCCATTGCTCCGCCAATTGGCGAGAGTGCGGGGACTCATGCCGATCATCGCCGCGAACTCCTCCGGCCGAAGCAGGTCAGTCATTCGGCTTCTTCGGGCAGTAGCGGGCGATGAAATAGCGCTGTCCCTTGCCGGTCACCTTCGGCGTGCGGCTGATGGTCACGTGGCCGTCCGAATGCGTCACCGCCGTCTCCTTGATGCGGAACAAGCCCAAGTCCATCGCCTTCTGGGTCGGCACGTTGCGGTTCGAGCCGGACTTGCCGAAGAACCCATCATCGCGAAGAAGCTGAAAAAGCCGATTCTGGCCGATGTTCAGACCATTCTGGCGCAGCATCTTCGCCAATTCGCCGACAAGGCACGTGCCGTCCGAAGCGGCCACCGCGTCGGCGAACAAGGCTTTAGGCTCCAACACCTTGATTTGCGCGTCCTTTTCAGCGATCTGCCGATTCTTATGCTCGATGGTCTTCTGCGCGACGAGCACGGCCTTGGCGAGAATATCCTCCTCGCTGTCAGTGTCGGTGGTGTGGATGTATCCGCCGGTGCGACGGATCTGCGGCAGCACCTCATGAGTAACCCAACGCTTGAACTCGTGAGCCTCGGGCTTGCGGGAGCCGAGCACGAGAACATACAGGCCGGCTTCGTTGACGATGTTGGTCTCACCCTGACGCCCTAGATTGAACCTAGACCGTTCATCATCGTCAAGCCTTTTCAATGCGTCGGATGGATTGCTGATTTCGAGGATGTCGCATACGTCCTTGGCGACGAACCAGGGCTCCCCCGCCTCGTCGGTCAAGGTGCGCAATGCAGCGCTATTGAAATAGAACTGTTGGATTTCAGTGCTCATTGGTTTTCCTTTGCTTGTTGACGTTGTGTGCCCCACCTGACGAGTGGATGGGGCTGAGTGGCTGGCATCGGAGTCGGACCGATGCCGTCCTTGGATTCCGAACGCCACTGACTGTTGGAGCATGACCTGAACATGCTGGCTGCCGGTGGCGTGGCCGACGGCGACTGGCCGTCAGGCGGACTTGAAAGGGTTGCAAACACCGGAGTGCCTGCGTTTTTTGATAGAGAGAGAAGAGATTGGAATCCGTGGACGGGCGAACCGTCGCCCAGCCGAGTGCGCCGACAGTGTATGTGAAAGCAAGATGTGGTCGGCGCGTGGATAATAATCGATATTCAGTTATGTGTCCCCACTGGCCGACGAATGAGTGAACGTGGGTGTCCCGCGGAACAATCCGATTGGGTTGTTTGTTTGGACTGCCGGCCAGTGGGAAGTCTTTTAGTCGCGTGGCGCGAATCTGACGATCAGCCACAATGCGGTGGCGATGTACACGCCTTCCACCATGAGCGCGGCG